AGTGGGGTACGTACGTTGCGTCCCAGAATAAGACCTATTTCGTGAACCAGCGGTTGCCGGACGGCACCTTGATGAAAGCGGAGTTTATGTTTATTGCGTTGGACACGCCAGATGACGTACGTAAGGCGTTATCGCTCGAAGCGACATTCCTGTGGGGGAATGAGTGGCGGGAGTTGCACCCAGACGTGTGTGATGGCCTGTTGATGCGGCTCAGGCGGTATCCATCGGGTAAAGACGGTGGACCATCGCGGTCGTGTGCGATATTTGACACGAACATGCCCGACCAAGACAGTTGGCATTTTGAGCAGATGGAGAGTCCGCCGCAGAACTGGTCTGTGCACATACAGCCCCCGGCTGTGTATTCACACGATGAATATACGTCCCATTTTGGGACGGAGCCGGAGGATGAGGCGGTTACGGACGGGGCGGGAGATTCATGGCATTTGAACCCTGAAGCCGACAATATGGACAATCTGGACCCACTGTACTACCCGGATATCATCCCCGGTAAGTCGCAGGACTTTGTGAATGTGTACTTGCGGTGTAAATATGGTCGATCATTGGCGGGTACGCCGGTGTATGACAAATCATTTAACGAGGCATTTCATGTTGCGTCGCAGCCGTTGCAGCGGCTAGCCGCTAGTGCGACGCACGAGTATCCAATAGTTGTTGGGGTTGACTTCGGGCGTACCCCGGCGGCGGTGTTTAAGCAGCGGGATGCCCGTGGGCGCGTGCTTACGCTGTCTGAGGTGGTCTGCACAGACAACGAGAATATGGGGATCGAGACGTTTATACGGTTGAAACTGAACCCGCACGTGCATGAGAAGTACGCCGGGTGTGAGTTAATATGCGCCCCTGACCCCGCAGGGTTCATGAAACAGCAGCTGAATGAGGTTACACTGGTCAACGCCTTGGAAAATGCGGGCTACCGGTGTGTGAAACCGCCGTCTAACAAACCCGATTACAGGATTCAGGCGGTGGAGAGGCTACTTGCACAGCAGATAGACGGCGCAGCGATGTATTTAGTTGACCCCGACGACTGCTCGATGCTATTGCGCGGTTTTAAGTACGGATACCGGTACAAGAAAAAGCGCGGCGGGCAGCTGGAGTCGTCGCCTGAGAAGAATGAGTTTTCGCACGTGCACGATGCCAACCAGTATGCTGACTCGGTTATAGACATGGCTGTTAGAGGTGTTCAACGCCGGTCGCAGCGCCGGGAGGTAAAGAAGTCAAACTACATGTATGCTTGACGCGAACTGACGCGTTGATACAATCGCAAGAATACCACAGTGAGATACACTTATGGCAGATATTGCCGGAGCACTTATACCTGTCGCTAGTGCATCTAAACTAGAGCAAGAGGCGGCGCAACGAAACGACAGCCTGCAGGCCACGCCTGCTATACAGGGCCTTGCCGCGCACGTTCGGAAGCGTTGGACGCTCGCCAAAGATAGCCGCGTAGATTTAGAAGACCGTATGCTGCAGTGTCTCCGGCAACGTAACGGTGAGTATGATCCTGCCGTTATGGGCAAGATTAAGCAGCAGGGCGGGTCTGAAATTTTTGTTCGGTTGACCAGTGTTAAGTGCCGGGCGGCAACCAGCTGGCTACGAGACACGTTATTGGGCACTGGCGGTGACAAACCGTGGTCTATCGGCTCAACACCAGAGCCTGAGCTACCGGAGGGCCTTTTAGCCGCGCTGCAGGCTGAGTTAGCCACACAACTTAACGAAGCCATGCAACAACTCAATGAAAGGCCCTCTGATCAAGAGTTGCGGGACATCGCTGACCAGATGAAAGACCAAGCGTTTCGGGCGTTTAAAGATGAGGCTGACGAGCGCGTTGACCGTATGGAGCGCAAAATGGAAGACCAGCTGCTTGAAGGCGGTTGGCACAAAGCACTTAATGATTTTATTGATGACGTTGTAACATTCCCGTTCGCGTGCCTCAAAGGGCCGAGCAAACGTAAGCGTCGAGTCATGCAGTGGCAGGGCGACCGGCTTGTCCCCACAGACGTAGTTCGTAACGAGTGGGCGCGGGTTGACCCGTTCATGCTGTACTGGGCACCGTGGGCCAGTAACATTAACGACGGGTTTGTTATCGAGCGCCACAAAATGACGGCGTCAGACTTGCAGGCGTTGATAGGCGTACCCGGATACAATGAAGACGCCATACGCTCTGTGCTTACCCACTCCCGACTTGGGTTTTTGAATGAATGGCTTTGGCGTGACACCGAGCAGGCCGAGGCCGAGGGCAAGTCAGAGTACTACTCCGAAAACACCGGCGACCTGATAGACGCCATACAACTGTGGGATGAGATTGAGGGCCGCTTGCTGCTTGAGTGGGGCATGACTGAAGAAGACGTGCCGGACCCTGATTTGAGCTATGCTTGCGAAGTATGGCTGATTGGTAGCACCGTCATCCGTGCCGTACTCAACTATGACCCGGTCAACCGGAAGCCGTATTACGTAACGTCATACGAGCAAAAGCCGGGCAGTGTCGCCGGTAACGGCGTTGCTGACTTATGCCGCGACTCGCAGGCTATGGTCAACGCTACCGCTCGTGCACTGTCTAACAACATGGGCATATCTACAGGGCCGCAAGTTGGCGTCAATGTGTCAAGATTGCCGCCGGGCGAAGACATCACTGACTTACACCCGTGGAAAATCTGGCAGTTTGAATCCAGTGAGTTCAACGACGGCTCCCCACCGTTAGATTTTTTCCAGCCAAGCAGTAACGCGCAAGAGCTTATGGCTGTGTTTGAGAAGTTTTCAGATCGTGCCGATGAAGACACGATGATTCCCAAGTATATGACGGGCGAGCATACCCCCGGTGCCGGGCGGACGTCGTCTGGACTTTCGATGATGATTAGCAACGCCGGTAAGGGCATCAAGCAGGTTATCAACAACATTGATAAAAATGTAATCGTCCCTGCCATCGAGCGGCTTTATCACGACAACCTGCGGTACAACCAAGACCCTGATATTATTGGAGACCTTCAAGTAGCTGCCCGAGGTGCTAGCTCGCTTGTGGTCAAGGAAGCAGAGGCCATTCGCCGTAGTGAGTTCTTGCAGCTGGTACTGACCAATCCTGTAGCCAGTGAAATTGTCGGTACAAGTGGTGCGGCAGAACTGCTGCGCGATGCTGCGACTAACTTGAATATGAACGTCGACCGCATCGTACCGGACAAGCAGCACGTTTCGATTATGGAGCAACAGCAACAAATGATTGCGCAGTTGCAACAACAGCTAGAGCTTATGCAGGAGCAGATGAATGCTGCACCAGATAACGTCAGTTTCGCCCGTGATGCTCAAGGTAACGTCACGGGTGCAACACGAACTAAGGCGGTCCCACGTCTCCCCGACGGCTCGCCTCAAGGCGGACGCGACGGTAACACCATGCGAAACGCCGTGTCAGGACGTAACGGATGATCGAGACCGGGATCACACAAGCAGCTAAAGCGCTATTTTTGAAGTCTGTTATTAACGACTCGTGTAAAATAGCGCTTTATACCGGCGAAGCAGAACTAAACGTCCATACCCGCGCCTATACACCCGATAATGAGGTTAGCGGTTTTGGATACAGCGCAGGGGGTCAAAAACTCTCCGACTGCGCAGTTGTTGAGGAAGAAGCAGACGGCAGTGTTTATCTAACATGGTGTGACGTAGAGTGGCCGAGGGCGTCGGTGACGGCAGCTGGCTATATGATCTATGACACATCAAAAAACAACACGGCGTTATTTGTGGGAAGCTGGGGTGCAGAGTACACCAGTACAAACGGGCCTTTTCGGGTGCCCATACCAGATAAACAGATTGTACTACTTTGAGGATTGACACATGGCAATGGTAGATGCTGACTGGAGCGTAGATCGCGCAACAGGAAACATACGATATATTGGTGATGACCATAACGGGGCGTCGCCCAGCTACGCAACGGTTATTGAGTTCCACCGCTGGCTGCAAGATAAAGCTGATAACGCTAGTTCCGCAGGCGATGACGAACTGGATATCACGGACGAAAACCCATCTAACAGGTCAACGGATAACATTATTACGTTGCTTGGTAGCTACAACATTGACGATGGCGCAGCAGAGCATCTGTATGATGGAACGGTTAAGCAAGGCACCGGCGGTACGCTGGTTAACTACGACGGCCTTGTAAACTTCGGCAACCCCGAGGTTGAGCTAGGTATCGCCCAGAACGGCGCAGTTTTGACTGACGATTTCTGGAACCTTGGCGGGCACCACGGTACGGCTACCGGTGGATCGACATCTACGCTCGTGCAGACCGGCGCAGGCTGGACGACTGACGAGTGGGTAGGCTATGTCGTTCGCAACACGGCAGACGGCTCTCAGGGCTTGATTACTGCGAATACCACCGACACGCTGACGATTGCAGACTTGATGTACGGCGGCACTAACAACACCAACGCTAACACCGAAGTT